AAAACCAGTTAAAAAAATGGGAGGCGGAATGATGTCTCCTAGAAAAGAAATGGCAATGGGACTTAAATCTGGCGGTATGGCTAAGAAGAAGTCTGTCATTAAAAAGCGTGGTGGCGGCATGATGAAAAAGCGTGGCGGCGGTATGGCAAGCAAGAAAAAGTAATTTAGTATGGCTACTTCAGGAACAACAGATTTTAATCTTAACATTGACGAGGTTATCGAGGAGTCGTTTGAGCGAATTGGTAAGCAAGTTCGAACTGGTTATGATTTAAAATCAGCTAGGAGAAGTTTGAATCTTCTATTATCCGAATGGGGTAATCGAGGAGTTCATCTTTGGAAGGTGACAAACCATACTCAAAACCTAGTAGCCAACACTACGACTTATACTGCTCCGGCAGATTGTAGTGATGTCTTAGAAGCAGTCTTTCGAAATGGTAGCACCGATACTACCTTAAATAAAATTTCAAGATCAGAGTATCAAGCGATACCGAATAAAAGTTCGACAGGAACCCCTTCTCAATATTATGTGAGAAGAAACTTATCGAATGTAGAAATTAGTTTATATCAAACACCTGGTGTAACCGATACTCAGATTAATTATTATTATGTGGCCAGGATTGAAGATGCAGGTGCTTACACCAATACACCCGATGCTCCTTACAGATTTTTACCTTGTATGGTTTCTGGTTTATCTTTTTATTTGGCACAGAAACACAATCCAGGAAGAGTACAAGAAATGAAATTGTATTACGAAGATGAATTACAAAGAGCATTGACCGAGGACGGTCAGCGAACTTCCGTGCATCTTGTACCCCAAAACTATTTTAGGAATTAACTATGGCATTTGCATCGGGTAAATATTCACAAGCCATTTGTGATCGATGTGGCTATCAGTATCCTTACTTAGAACTGCGAAAAGAATGGAACGGACTCTTTACTTGTCCCGAATGTTTTGAGCCGAAACATCCACAATTAGATCCCCCTTATCACGCAGCGGATCCCGAAGCATTGAAAAATGCTAGACCTGACAGACAAGAACCAATTATTGTTCCCGTCGGAAATCCCAACCAAAGTTTATTTACAAGCAATGGAATGCAACCCTCTCAAGTAAATGGTGACTTGATAATGAAAACGAGAGTTGGTACAGTGACCGTGGAGATATCATGAACTATTCTGAACTTTTAACCAATGTAAGAAACTACACGGAAGTGGATAGTAATGTTCTATCAAATTCCGTGATTAATGTTTTTATTACAAATGTAGAAAATAAAGTAGCAAGAGAAGTTGATAGCGATGACCAAAGAAGATACGCAACAACAACTTGTACGGCTAATAACGCTTTTTTAGATGTATCGGGACCAGAAGGTGGTTTTCGATTTGCTCGAGGATTACAGCTAATTGATGCTAATAATAATATCACTTGGCTACAACAAAGAGATACAACATTTATTGACGAGTATTCGGTAACTCGTAGTGATGCGGGAAGTTCTACTAATGGTCAACCTAAATATTGGGCTAACTGGGACGGTACGAATTTAATTTTAGCCCCTACTCCCGATCAAGTTTATACTATTGAAATGTGGTATGATGAAACCCCAGAAAGACTAGGTAATGGTTCGGGGTCAACGAGCACTACTACATTCTTATCTAACAATGCTCCAGAGGTTCTCTTATATGGCGTTCTTGGTGAAACTTTTTCTTACTTGAAAAATACACAAGATATGCAATTATACGAGCAGAAGTTCCAACAGGCTCTACAGCTTTATGCTCAAGAGCAGATGGGACGTAAACGTAGGGACGAGTATTCCGATGGTGTATTACGACTCCCTCTAAGATCAGTAGACCCAGGAGGTAGTTAAAAATGGCAATTAACCAAGCAGTTTGTGCAACATTCAAACAGCAGTTGTTAGATGGCGATCATGATATATCCAACGATACAGTCAATCTCGCTCTCTATACAAGTTCTGCTACATTGGATGCAAACACATCAGCCTATTCAGCAACTAATGAAGTTGGTGACTCAGGCACATACGCAGCAGGCGGTGCATCATTACAAAATGCAAACGTCAGCTTAACCAAAACTAACGCAACAGCATCAACAGCTTTTGTAGACTTTGATGATTTATCATTTACAAGTGCAACAATCTCAGCTCAAGCAGCTTTGATTTATAACACTTCATCAGCGAATACAAATGCAGCGATTGCAGTATTAGATTTTGGTGGCGTAAAAACATCCACAAACGGAACATTCACAATTCAGTTTCCAACCAACGACGCAACAAGTGCTATTTTAAGGATTTCCTAATCCTAGGGAGTCCTTACCATGGCAGACGCTTGGGGTGAAAATAATTGGGGCGAAGGCTTTTGGGGCCAACAGAGTTCCATAACAGCGACTGTCACTGGTGTAGAAAGTTCATTTACACTTGCTAACGCAGGTCACACAGGAACAGCATTAATAAATCCGACAGGTGTGCAAGCACCTACGGAGTTAGGTACCGCAATTGGCGAAGCTGAATCTATTTATCCTGTAACAGGAGTTCAATCTAATACAGCAACAGGAACACTGGAGGCTCAAGAAGGGCATGGTGTTCAGCCCACAGGCGTTGAAATTAATTTTGCCTTAGATACCGAAAATCAAACCTTTGATGCAGTCGGTGATGCTGCATTATCGACAGCTCAATTTAAGTTTGGGGGTTCATCTTTAGAACTAGATGGTACAGGAGATTATATACAATCTAATAGAGACTACACTCTTGGTTTAGGGGACTGGACTTTTGAAACCTTTGTAAGATTTAATAATTTTTCAGGCTTTCAATATATTTGGGATACAAGCGAAAATGTAGGATCGAATGATTCTCCTATTCTTTATATAACTTCAACAAATATTATATTTAAATTTGGTGGTGGAGCATCTCAGATTGATGTTGCTCATAATTTGTCAACTGATACTTGGCATCATATTGCAGTTACAAGAGACGGAAGAGATTATGAAATTTATATTGATGGTAATTCTGTTGGAACTAATACAGACACTGTCGATCAAGACATTCCATCAACAGTTTATACAATTGGAGCGGCATTTGGTGGAGGACTCGCCTCAGACGGTTATTTTGACGAAACAAGAATATCAACAAGCGTAAGATATACATCAAACTTTACTCCTCCAACATCTGAATTTACGACTGATTCAAATACTTTAATTCTTTTACATTTTGACGGTGCCAATGGTTCTACAGATATTATTGATAGTGCAGCTCCTTTAGTCATCACAACAGTTGATGCAGGTTGGGGAAGAAATACCTGGGGATCATTTGAGTGGGGATTAAACATCGAAGTCTTCGGTAATGTTACTGGAGAACAAATGACCTTTGGTCAATCAAATGTCGATGTCTTCACAGGAACAGGTATCGTAGCTAATGCTACAGGAATCGAGATGTCGACCAATTTAGGTACGACCACTCAAACCACCGATCAAATACTTTCAGTTACTGGTATTAATATTCAATCAAGTGCAGCTTTAGCAACAATTATTGCTGACGGAAGTGTTACTACTTCTGCTCCCGCAGATATCATGGATACTTTTGTTGGTTCTGTAACAATTGATATCTTTACACAAGTAGATCCTACAGCAGTTACTTCAACATTTGATATAGGAACTGTAGTAGCTCCCGCTGCCGCCTTACCTACAGGCGAAGAAATTAGCACCAATATTGGTGATGTAGTTATTCCAATTACAGTTGCTGGTCTATCCATGCAGTTTGATGATGGTACAGCTACTCCGACAGCAGGTGCAGTTGTAACACCAACAGGTGTTGAAATGTCCGTGGTTTTAGGTAATATGAGATCAACTCCATGGGCCAATGTAGTAACAGGAGCAAGTAATACTTGGACCGAAGTAGCAGCATAAAAAATGTTGCTTGAAGGATAAAAAAAGATATATTTTAAAGAGGTTTAAAACATGGCAAGTACATATTCAGATAGACTCAAACTCGAACTCATGGAAACAGGCGCTAACGCCAATACATGGGGAAATAATACCAATACAAACTTAGAGACATTAGATGCTTTTACAGCAGGTTATTTATCTAAGTCCGTTGCAGGTTCAGCAAACGTCACATTGACATCTAATAATGCTGATCCAACAGCTGAATCTTCTAATAAAGTCATTGAATTTACAGGTACTCTAACAGGAAATATTTATGTATTTATTCCTGCCGTAGAAAACAACTACATATTCTATAATAATACCTCAGGAGCATTTACTGTCACAGTCGCTCCAACAGGGCATTCCGCAAATGGTGTAGCAATCACTCAAGGGGCTCACACTATTATGTACAACAATGCTAATAACGAAATAAAAGATTTATTTGCAGGTTCTCTAGGAGACCTATCATTAGTGAGTGGTGGAGTATTTACAGGAAACGCTTCAGGTGCTTCCGCTTTAAATGCTTCTAACGTATCATCAGGAACAATTGCTGATGCACGATTAACAGCTAATGTAAACTTAAACAATGCCTCAACAATTTCCGCAGGAACTTTAGCTGATGCTAGATTAACTGCAAACGTAACACTCAACAATGCCTCAACAATTTCCGCAGGAACTTTAGGCTCTGATAGACTTCCTACAGTTCCTGTGTCAAAAGGCGGAACAGGATTAACTTCTGTTGGTTCCGACGGTCAAGTTTTAACTGTATCTGGTGGAGGCTTAGCTTTCCAAGATGCTGCAGGTGGCGGAGTAGGAAACTCAGCTACAACAACTTTTAATTCATCAGGAACATTCACTGCTAACGCAGGAACTCAATTCATCTCAGTCGAAGTCATAGGCGCTGGAGGCGGAGGTGGAGGCGGTGGTCCTAATAGTGGAAGTGGTGGCACTGGTCAAGCTTCTAACTTTGGTTCATTTATAACTGCTAATGGCGGCGGCGGAGGCGGCGGAAATGGAGGCGGTGGCGGAAGCGGCGGTATAGTTTCAAGCACAATTCCTGTTTCTTATACAAAAGGAGATACTGGACAAACAGGTATTCCTCAAAATAATCCCCAAGACGGAAGACAGACTAGAACTGGAGGTAACGCAGGAGGGTTTGGTGGTGCAACTGGAGTAACCGCAGGAAAAGGCGGTAGTGGTGGCAGATCAAATAACTTTACTCAAGCTGCTGGAGGTGGTGGCGGTGGAGCAGGAGTAAGTTTTACTGTTCTTGGTGGCCCTCAATATTCCCCTAGTACGCCTGTTACAGTAGGTAGTGGTGGCAATGGAGGTAGTCCAGGACCTCAAGGTAGTCCAGGATCAACAGGGCAGACAGGAAGAGTTACCGTAGTGGAGTACATAAGCTAATGTCAAAATTTGTTTTTATAGACGATCAAAGTCGTGTTCAGTATGTAGAGGACACTAGACCCAATATTGCTAGTGGTCCTTTGTATGTTGAAGTATCTAATGATCTAGTAGCAGAGCACTGGTATTTTGATAAAGAAACATCGACCGTATATGAGTATAGACCTTACACTATTGATGAAGTAAGAGATATGAGAGATGTTAAATTGACAGAATGCGATTGGATGGTTCTGGAAGATAGCCCATATCAAGCTCCCGACCAATCAACAAATTTAGCAGCTATCAAAACTTATAGGCAAGCTCTCAGAGATTTTCCAGACCCGTCTGTTTCATACAACGAAAATAATATTAATTGGCCAACATTGACATTAAGTTAAATTTAAGTATTATTTTAATTACTTAAAATTTAGAAATGTTAGTGTACCCATTTTACGCTGTTAGCGAAAACTTTTTACCTCATCATATTTGTGATGACATTATCAAATCAGCAGTTAATAAAAAAAGCGAAGAAGCAAGAATTTACGCTGGAACTGAAAAAAGCGTAAGAGACTCTAGATTAGTTTGGATTAAAGATCCTTGGATATTTGATTGGATTAATCAAGCAGTTAAAGAACTTAATAAAGAACTAGACTGGAATTTTAATATAAATGAGCCTGAAGAAATACAATTTACTTCATATAAGAAAGGTCAATTTTATGGTTGGCATCAAGATATTTTTGGACATGAAGAAGCTAAGTCAATTGATACTCAAAGAAAAATTTCAGTGGTTATCCCTCTTGTTGAGTCAAATGAATATAAAGGTGGAAATTTAGAATTTTATAACTCAAACCTTCCTCCTACAAAAAAAGAAGAAGACAAGGTAATTGTTGATGAGTTAACAAGAACTAAAGGTAATTTAATTATTTTCCCTAGCTTTGTATGGCATCAAGTAACACCTGTTATAGAGGGAGAACGTTTATCAATCGTATTATGGTACAGAGGAGAAAAATGGAAGTAAAAGAGAATTTATTTGAAAAGCACAATTATGTTATAGTTAGACAAGCTATTTCTTCTGAATTAGCAGATTTCGTAAAAGATTACTTTTTATTAAAAAGAAAAGTAGTCGATCAATTAAAATATACAAAAACAATATCTCCTTATGTAGATTATTTTGGAACATGGGAAGATCCTCAAATACCAAAAACTTATAGTCATTACGCAGACATGGCTATGGAGACTTTGTTATGGAAACTAAAACCACAAATGGAAGAGTTTACAGGTAGAAAGCTCTATGAGAATTATTCTTATGCAAGAGTGTATAAATATGGCGATACACTTTATAGACATAAAGATAGATTTTCTTGTGAAATATCTACCACTTTAAATTTAGGTGGAGATCCTTGGCCTATTTATTTAGACCCAACAGGAGGAAAAGGCAATCAAGGTGTTGAGGTAAGCCTAAGACCAGGAGACATGCTTATATATAAAGGAAATATTTTAGAGCATTGGAGATATGCATTTACAGGGACTGACTGTGTGCAAGTTTTCTTACACTACAATGATGTAACAACTGAAGGTGCAGAAGAAAATAAATATGATAGGAGACCTTTCTTAGGATTACCGTCTTGTTTGAAAAGAAAATAATTTTTAAATCTAAGTATAAAAACTTATTAAC